GAAACGAAGAGCGTTTGACGCCCACTCACCATCGACACAAACCTCGGTCTTGAATGACATATTTTTATTCTCCGTCGTAGCTGGAATACTTGTAAACAGTCGGAAGCGAGCAAGCAAACTTCGCGGCAATTTCGTACAGGTGAATTCCGCAGTTGTCGCGTGAAGTGCGGCGAGGGAGTTTCTGCGCGTAGAACGCAATCGCCCAACGCTCGTCCTCGTTCATCCATCCGTTGCGCCGAAACGTTCTGACCGGAGGCATCCGATCAAACATTTTTTGCGCTTCGTCGGGAGTCTTATCAGCGTACCTTGAAACGCGCTCAAGCGAGTGTTTCAGTTCGGCAATTCGCAGTTCGTATCGCGTCCGCATCCATTCGATTCTAGTTTTAGTCTTCATTTGGTTTTTTTTCGCAAGACGATCAGAGCAATCAAGACAAACAAAAGCAACGCTTCGTTTGACATAGGGCAAAGAAAAAAGGGGGCGACTGTCACTCGCCCCCGATAACTTAGACTTCGATCACTTCATTAGATACCGTGAGGCCAGCGAACGGATCGAGCACCGAGTGAAGCGATGCCGAGCGGTCGCGCATCGCGATCAGATTTCCCTTCCACACCTCCGAAAAGGCGTTGTGAAGCGACCAGAGATTGCGCTCGGAGAAGTCTTCGTGATTCGGCGCGTCCCACTGGTCGATCACGTCGGCAATCATCGTCTTGCCGATAGCACCAGCGCGGAACGAACGAATCACAAGGTCGTGAGCCTCGCGAGAGTCGATGCCCACCGTCTTGTAACGCTCAACGCGGTTCTCATGAGCGACCCACATATCGCCAAGCTTGCCGATGGCACGGCTGACAACGTTCGGAAGGTCGCGCAGAATGTTGACCGTGTGCTTCCGTCCGAGGGTGACCTCGTTTGAGAAACAGAGATTGTCACAGACGAACGGCGCATTTCCCGCGCAGATACCCGCGACAAATGACTTGTCGTGAGAGTTGCGCAAGCCGATCACCGTGCCGCTCGTCGCGTTCGGCTTCTTCATGTCGATCTCAAAGAGACCGAAGTACCGCTGACCGTAACGCGCAAGCGTATGGTACTCGCTGACGACGCCGAGACCAGCGACGGCAAGCTGCTCGCGCAGCACCGAAACGAGATCGGCATGGGGAATCGGACGGAAAGAATCCGTCGCCTCGGGAGTCTTAACAAGAGCAAGATCACTCAGGGTGACCTGCGAATTTTCGCGACCGCAAACGTGGAGGTTAACTGTGTTTTTCATAACGAACTGAATTTATTGGTTGGTTGGTTAGTTGCAAGCAAAAGTTTCAGATCTTTTCGCCCTTGAACGTGAAGTTAGAAATGCGGTTCAGGCGGAAGCTCTTGTAAGCGTGACCGTCGCCGCTGCTTTCGTTGTTGGTGCGAACCGTCACGAACTCTTCGCCGCTACCGGAAACGACGATGCTCTTGCTAACGTGCTGGCCCCATTGACGCTCACCGAACGGCTTGTAGCCGATGACGCCGTTGCGGCGCGAAACCGTGCCGTCTTCCTTCGTGTAGTCGAAAGCGACAATTGCCGCGCCCTTGCTGACGATCTCTTCGATCTTATTCTTTAGGATGTTGTTCATAACGCCATCACTGTGATGCCAGACCTTGCCGCAGTCAAAACTTTTTTTCAAGTTTCGCAAAGATTCTTTCGGTGCCTAGGGCGCAGGGTATCGGGCAAAAACACCGTGTCAACACATTTTTTTTGATTAAAAAGCTGGTCAAGCAGAAATTTGCGCCCGTTTCTTTTTGACACTTTTTTTACAAATGGCAAATGGGAGGGGGCTTATTGCAAGTCGTTTGCGATAGCCGGGCCAGGCCCGGTCAGCATTGCAATTCTTTTGCGGTAAGCTTATTTTTTATTCCGCCTCGATTTTCTTCTTGCGTTTGTAAGAGCCTTTGCCCTTGCGCGGCTTATGGACGGAACTGCCAAGGTTCACCCCAGAAGAGAATGCGGAACGGATTTTCTTTTTAGGTGAGTTCATTCTTTTAACCTCGATAACAGCACTCTGCCGCGGAGTCTTTCGTTATCTGCTCTTAACCGCCGTAGTTCTTCAGCGTTGCACGAACGGTCAAGCGCGTCACGCAACTCGGCGTTTTTGCGTTTCAGAGCGCCGTTCTCTTCTTCTAGGTTTTCGATGCGTCTTTGCAGATACTCGTAATGCTCATTGTTGATAATCACGACGCACCTCCTTTCTTAGCCTCAAATGAAGCTGGCGGCGGGTTGTCGCTCACCGCGTCTAAGGTAAGACGAGCAAACACTCCCTCATCCGTTGAGGGAGGAAGAACTTCGCTCATCGATGCGATGTTCTCTAATGCGCGGCGCAGTATATTGTTCTCTTGCTTTAGCTTCTTCACGGCATCGGAGACTCGCGAAGCTGCATCGCGGTTCATGATGTCGATTATCTCTGCACGCCGCGCAGCTAGCTCTTGCAGAGCAGCGTTTTCGCGCTTCAAGCGTTCTACTTGTTTTTCCAAAAGCGTTTCGGAGTAAGTCTTCACTGTTTTCCTTTATTTGTTCGAACGGTAAAAAACGTGGTTTTGGATCGTGACAGTCTTCGGCATCCGCTTTGCCCAGCTTGGCGCGACGGCGAGCGTGTGGTAATGGTCCGCGCCTCGCGTGTAATCGGTAACAGATTTGTTTGAGGCAAGCTCAAGAGCTTCGCGCCACTTCGCGTGGCGCTTGGCCCGAGCGATGCCCGACTCGGTGCCAGCATTCCAGCAGGAGAACTGCTTCGGAGCAAGGACAATTTGCTTCTCCGACTTGCCGCTCCGCTTGGCGCGGTTGGCGATAACTTCGCGCACCGCAGCCATTGCGCGGGGGTCGCGCTCGCCACCAGCCTCAAGGATTAGCGTTGCAGCAACAATTTCTTTGTCCGATGCCGATGGAGCGGCGAAGGCAACAGTAACAACGACGAGAGCAGCAATGATGATTGAGGTTTTCATGGTTCTAAATTAGCAGAGTTTTGTGATGAATCAAGAGGAAAATTGAAAGAGAGTGCGATAAATAGAAAATGGAGCGCGTTTGCAACAAATAGGATATAAGGCCAACGCTTTGCTTTCGCAAGTCATTTGCATTTAGGCTTTTGCAAGTGGTTTGCAATTGCGCTTTTGCAAACCGTTTGCGTTTCAGCTATTGTAAGTTTATTGCTCCAAGTAACGCGAGATGCAGGCGATTGCGTGAGTGTGGCAAAAGCCTTGGGCGTAATGCAAATCAATGTCCCAAACAAAAATCAAGTGGTAACCCAACTCGGTCCGCATAGCGGAAAAGGTAAAGGACATCCGGTTTGCAATCAGAAAGTTTGCGACACGTTGCGCGTCGGTAAAGAGTCCGAATGTGAGGGTATTGTTTTTCATGGTAGGGGTGCCTTAGTAAACTACGTCTTCGGGTAAGCTTATTCTTTCAAACTTTGAATGTTTGCCTTCACTTGGTCAATTCTTTTTTTCGTAGCTTCGATTTTTTCTTGGTTTGGGTTTTCGTCGCCAAGCAAGTAACGAAGATTTGTTTCGTTCCACGTTAGCTCAAACTCGGCATTTCGCAAATCGGTATTGTGTTTCATTTGATTTTATGGTGTTGGATTTTAGTAAACTACGTCTTCGGTCGAGCGAACGCGAACCGGAATCGGGGAAGTCTCGATGCCGTTGCGAGCGGCGAACGCAAAGGCGTCCTGCTTCTCGAACTTGGCGAGAAGCGCGTGAACCTTCGCCATCTGCTTCGGGCAAATGCCGCGAACTTTCGTGCTGATCGTGCGGAGCGTCTTAACTTCGGTCGTGGTCTTCATGCTTTCTAGAATGAGAAGTTTTTCGGCGCGGTCAACGCTTTTTCGAGAAAAAAACAAAAAAAACTTTGCGTCAGAAAGCGTGCCAACGTCTCGAAAAAAACCGTGTCAAGCAGATAAATTCACCGTTAGAGATTAAAGCTTTTTTTGTAGCTATCGGCTTTTACGATTTTTTTACAATTTAAAATGGCGAAAAGTCCCAGGAGTCAATTATGTAGCGTGGACTTATTGCAATGCAATTGCTTTGCGACAACCGGGCCCGGCCCGGAAACGCAACTCATTTGCAACACCGCCCACCTGGCCTGGATTGCAAACGTTTTGCGTTAGCGCTTTGTCAATTACAAAAAAACTTTACTTTTTTCTTGACGCGAAAAACCCGCTCGCCTGGCGCGTGTCAAGTCTTTTTTATTCTTTTTTATTCTTTTTTATTCTGACTTGGCACGAAAGTTTCCGCCGATTCTTTCGCGAGTTGGCATGAAACTAGTCCGCACTTTGTCGAAAAAAAAGCTTGTTTCGGCGTTCGGTTCTGCTATCTTAAGAGCATGGAAAACAAAAAAGCATATGACGGGTACAAGGTCGCGATGGTTGGTTTGACGGTTGGAATGACTGAAGGCGAAGTTATGACGAAGGTTCGCGCAAACGTCTTTGCCGAATGCCTCGCGCTTTACGGCAACGCTCGCAAGGCGAGAAACGCAACGAGCTACCGGACCGATTATGACGAAGACTTTTGGGGCGAGGTTTGGTTTCGGTATATTGAGATTTTTGGACATTCTCCGGTCAAGGTCGAAGAAAAAGCTTGAAACCCTCTCTCTCCCCTCTCACTCTCTCACTCATGAAAACCGCCGTTTCTCTCTCTGACTTGACCGGAGTTTACACCGTTTCTTTTGACGCGAAGTGCTCGCACGTTTTTGTGTGCGACGATTTCGCGATTCCTTCACTTGCGGAAGCGCGGGCGTTTGCCAAGCGCAAAGGAGGTTGGGCGGAAGCAATCTTGCGCGACGGTCGCAGGGTTGACGTTGACTCTCTGGTCGTCGTTTGATTCTCTCTCATCGTGAAACTCTCTTTGCTTTCAGTTGGTGCCGATGCGAAAACGGTCAAAGGTGAGTCCTTTGGCTGGTTGACCGCGATTCTCTACCTTGCTCCCGCACGCGAAGCGGGGCGAGGCAACGTTTGCCCGAACGCAAGCGCGGGCTGCCTCGCGTCCTGTCTCTATAGCGCGGGGCGCGGGGCGTTCTCTAACGTGAGAAGCGCACGCATCCGCAGGACCCAGCTTTTCTTTGACGACTTCGCAACGTTCAAGGCGCAACTGTTCGCAGACATTCGCGCATTCGTCGCGTATTGCAACGCGCACGGCAAGCAAGCTTGCGTTCGTTTGAACGGCACAAGCGATATTGCATGGGAAAAGCTTGGCGTCTTCGAAGCTTTCCCCTCGGTTCGTTTCTATGACTACACAAAGAGCGCAAGCCGTGCAATCTCTCACGCGCTACAACTCACGCCGCGAAACTATCATTTGACCTTTTCGCGGAGCGAAGCGAACGAAGCGGACGCGCTGCGCGTTTTGCGTGCAGGCGGAAACGTTGCCGTTGTTTTCGGTAGCATTCTCCCCGCAACTTGGCAAGGGTTTCCCGTAGTCAACGGCGACACTTCGGACCTTCGTTTCCTTGACGGTCAAGGTGTTGTCGTAGGGTTAAAGGCAAAGGGCAAGGCTCGCAAGGATGCGTCGGGTTTCGTGGTCTCATGATTCGCCTTGCCTTAGTCGTTTGCCTAGCGTTGACGTTGCTCGCGCTAGGCTCGAAAAAAAACCAAAAAAAAGCTTGTGCTACAACTGCGCCACACTATTCTTTGAATCATGGAAACTAAAACTGATTATGCGTATCTCTCGGGCTTGCTGACTGGTCTGGTCAAGGCGGTTGCCTTCGATGGAGTTGTGCCGGGCATTCGGATCACCGATTCGGAAGAGCTGCGGAACTGGATTGCGAAGGAACTTGCGACTTGCGACAAGCAGGCGAAGGACTTTGCGACCGCATGGGAAACCATGCGCAAGTAACGGTAACACTCCCCCCCGATTTCCAAAAACTGGAGTCGGGGGTTTTCCTGGCACGCGGCGGGGGGTCATTAACTGCACGCTATACCATGCATTTTGCCATATGAAAGCTATACCATCGATTTCGCCCTATCTACGCCTATACTATCTCTATCTCACTATCTATCCCTATATATATTCATTAGTATATATTCCTTACCCCCCTCCCCTTTTTCCTATTTTTTATTCAATTTTGGCGGCGCGAGGGGTGGGGGGCGGTAGACTGGTATAGGCTAGGGGCGGATCGCGCCGTTTAGCGCGTTTCTTAGTCCCAGCCTTCCCATCCGCGCCACGCTTCTTCTTGCCCGTTTTTCCTGTTTCTCAGCCAACGAGCGAAAGAATCGCACCGAGACTTGAATGAAAAGTACGTTTTGACCCCCGTCTTTAACGCCCAACGTGTTATTAGGTCGAGATCTAACGTTTCGATTGACTCGAAAAACGTGTGGTTCGCCTTTCTCCAACCAACGTCGATAACAAGCAAATAATCATGAAGTACCGCCGCTTTCGAGTATCGGCCAAACGGGGGCAAGATTGCCCAAAACACTCGCGGCACCGATGCTAAGTCGGTCTGAAAGTTCTGCGGAATTGTTATAACGTCCCCGTTCTTAGTGACATAAACGAGCGGCGCGAGCAGTTGCCAGCGCGTCTTGTCGTGCCAGCAGTGCTGCCGAAGGTCAAGCTCGCCGAGGAAGCCCCCCTCCCCCTTTTTTAAAAAAGCGGTCACGTTTCTTTTAATCGTTTCCGACTCGTAGCCCGGAAACCGGGAGGCTCCTTTTTCAGCGTTCATCTTCTAAAATTTTATCGTTCTTTCCTTCTGCCACGAAATCTCTTGCGTCTAACAAAAGTAACTTAATGTCGCCCCAAGCTTGTTTGGGCGAAAACAATAGGTAAACTATTGCAAACGGAGCGATTAGAGTTAAGAGAACCGCAGAGATGGCGAATCTCAGCGGCACGGTTATGAACGGTAAGAAGCTCATAGTTTATAGTACTTTGTTTGGATTTTTTTCTAGCAGTACGCATTTTTATCCGTTTGTCAACAGTTCGTGTTGAAAAACTTAACCGCTGCATTAGATTAACTAAAGGCCAAATCGCTTCGCTAAAGTGTAAATAAAAAATCAATGTCTTACGTTTCGAGCAATAACATTCGTGCGCTCTTGTCAGTTGGTGACGAACAAAGCACCGCGACAGGAACGTATAATGTTTTGTACGCAACGGATTTCTCGGCATCTAATACAACGCAGCTACAGCGAGTGCGTCGAATCGGCCCAGAAGTGGATTATTATATCCAAACTGGACCGAAAAGCTCTTCGGTTAACGTTACGGCAATTCCCGCGACGGGCGCGGGCGAGAATCAGTTGATTACCTTTTTGCAACTAACGGGAGACTTTGTTAGCGGCTCGTTCATTCAAGTTCCGTCTTATCGTTTCGAAAAGTGCTTCTTAAAAAGCTTGTCGTTCAATCTTGAGCCTTGGAAGCCAGTAGACGTTAACTTGCAGTTCGACTCTTACGGTTTGTCTACGGGATCGGGAATCGCTTCTCTTCCGATTCAGGACACTAGCAAGATGATCATTTCGCCGCTTCGGAACATGACCGTTACAATTTCGGCTCCTAACTTCACACGACCGATAAACGAATTCGAAAGTTTATCGTTTAGCGTCGAAGTTGACCGCGAGCCGAACACGGAACTAGGCGATGCGTATCCCAAGAAAGTTAGCGTAGCAAGAATCGCTAAATCGTTGCAAATCAACGGCGCATCTAACTTAGAGTGGCTCTCAGACTACGAACCGAACACCGTTGTCACAACAACTGTTACAATGGCAGACGGCAACTCGTTCTCTGTCGATGGCGTTTTGAGTTCTCAAAGCGTGTCGATCAGCGCGAACGGAACGGCAAAAGGAGGGCTGCAAGTAGTCGAAGAGATGGTTTAATTTTTTATGGCAAAAAAGCCCAAGAAACAAAAACTGGCATCTGCGGAGTCTATCATTCCGCAAATGAAAACGGAGATCAAATTCAAAGAACGCAAGTTCAAATTTACCGAGAAACAACAAGAGCTATTAAAAATACTTTTAAACGAGAGTTCCAAGATCGTGTTTATTGCTGGACCCGCCGGAACTTCGAAAACGTTCATGGCCGTATATGCGGCGCTCAACCTAATCAATCAAAATGAAAAAGAAATCGTCTATATCCGCACAATTGCTGAAAGCGCTGACAAGTCTATGGGTTCGCTGCCTGGCACTGTGGCCGAAAAGTTTCAGCCGTATCTTTTGCCGCTTGAAGACAAAATTCAAGAAATTATCGAACATTCTGACGCGCATCATTTAAAAGAACAGGGTAGAATCTCTGCCACTCCGGTTAACTTCCTGAGAGGCAGCACGTTAACTGATAAAATCATCATCGCTGATGAAGTCCAAAACTTCACTTTCAAAGAGATCACAACGCTCCTCACCAGAATCGGTGAAGGATCAAAGATCTTTTTGTGCGGCGATTTTATGCAACCCGATATTAAAGCCGTTAACGGGTTTCAAGACTTTTACCATCTATTTTCAGGTGAAGATTCGCAAAGCCACGGGATTCACACTTTCGAATTCACGGAAGATGATATTAAAAGGAGCGAAATCCTAAAATTTATTGTAAAGAAGATTAATAAGGGGTTAGCGAATAAACACAAAAAGTAAATGAGCGACGAACCAAAGATTTCCCACATCTCAGAATGGTTAAGTGTCTTTAAAATTCTCGGCGGTGTGCTGATTGCCTGTTCGCTATTTTACTTGAACAGCACATACGTCAAGAAAGACGACTTCGTTCCGGTCGCACGGGAAATCAAGGTTCAAGCCGAGCAAGTCTCGTATGTTAACACCGAGGTAAAAAACATATCTCGGCGTTTGTCTAAGATAGTGGACGACGATGGTAATCCTGTCAATACTGATAAGATGGTTGAAATTCAGCGCGATATTACTAAAATATTAGTGAAGTTAGAAAACTTAAGCGACAAGATTAACAATTTAGAGAAAAAGAAATAATATGGCCTCAGTGTTCTGCACAAATTGCGGGGGAAAACACGAATATCAAGGATTCGCCCCGAACTTTTGTTCAAAGTGCGGCAACCCAATGAATGCTAAAGCGGCAGTTCAGAACACCCCAAATACACAATACTCTGTTGCTAACAAAGCAGTTGCAAAGTCGGTTCGGCGCGAAAACATCGAAGATTCTAGCGACGATAATACAGATATTGATGAAATCCCACAAATCGATAAGCTCGACGTAGATATCGAAATGGAGGGCGGCTTCAAGTCCTTTGATTTGGAAAGTTTAGCTCGCGCAGGAAACCAAGCGCAAATTAAACGGTTCTCTTCAAGGCGCGTGAGTGGGATTGATGGCTTGTCGCCCACTAAATATGGAAGCCGCAAAGAGCCGTAGGAAAATCAAGTACGAAGACAAGCAAGATGTCATAGACAAAGTTATTGAGAAGCACAGATATATCTGGCAACTCAAAGCTATAGCGTGGATGGATTATGACGACGTTGCGCAGATCATCCGCTTTCATATTTTTAAGAAGTGGAAAATGTGGAAACAAGATCGTCCACTAGAGCCTTGGATAGCGCGAATCACTTCGAATCAAATAAAGAACCTTTTGCGTAATAACTATTCGAACTATGTTCGTCCTTGCTTAAGCTGTCCGCACAACCAAGGCAACGAGCCGCCAGCGTGCGCGATCACTGCGAGCGGTAGGCAGTGTTCCGAGTGTCCGCTTTACAGGAAGTGGGAAAAGACTAAGAAGCAAGCTTACGACGTTAAGCTCGCAGTATCTACGGAAAATCACTCCGAGTCGGTTCAAGCGATGCGCGATCCAAACTTCGATATCATGGTTAGTGCGAAACGACTTCACGAAGAGATGAAGCATCGTTTAGCTCCAAAGCAGTATAAAGTTTACCGCCGACTCTATATCGATGGCGCCGATGAAGAAAAAGTTGCCGCCGAGATGGGATACAAAACGAACGAGAAAGGCAAGAAGGCTGGTTATAAGCAGATCAAGAATTTTAAAAAGATTTTTAGACAAGTCGCGGCTAAAATTTTACAAAGCGAGGATATTCTAGGTGGCTACCTCTAAGATTGTATTTAACGACGAAGAGAAAGAAAAGATTCGTAAGCTCGCATCCGAGTTTCCCGATCTTAACGTTATCACGCGCAAGTTTTTCGAGAACGAAGATCTGGACGGTCGTACAAAAGAAGGCTTGGCAATTCGTAGCTTTCTGGTTAGCAATAAGATCCAGTATAAGACATCGAAGTACGAAAAGATTGGAGACTTACCGCTAACCGATCAGCAGAAAGAGTTTATTCGCGAGCAGGCTAAAAGCGGTCTAAATAGCTTTCGAATCGCAGAGCTTTTGTGGGCGGATAGGACCGTTATCGCGATGGGCCTAGAGCATCGAACAGTAACTAACTACATTCGCGATTCGGCGTGTGAAGTTGGAGCCGTTGATGATTCGGCAACATTCGTAAAGTATCAGGTACCTCGCTCGATTGAGCGCGTAATTAACAAGATCAACGAAGCGACTGGCGAGAAGCTCGACAAGGACAGACTGAGCAGACACCACAAGTTTTGCGCCGAAAGACTTTCGATCAACTTAGGTAACTCTCGTTTCCTCAAGATTATCAATTGCTATACGGCACAAGACGACAGAACGATTTTCGAACAAGAGTTTATCCGCATGACTTGGGATAAACCCGACTTGACCGCAGACGAAGTGAATTTGTACATGAACGTTTGCAAAGAAATTATTAATCTCGAAACAACGTCGCGCCACTTGGACAAACTAAACAAGATGTTCGAAGAGACGCAAGAGCAGAACGAGATGAGTATTCGTCTTGCGGAAATTATCAAGGCGAAGAGCAGCGAGTATCACCAGTGCGAAGGTCGCGTCGAAAGCTTAATTAAAAAGCTCCAAGGCGATAGGGCTGGGCGCATCTCTGCGCGTCAAAAGGAGAACGCTTCGATTCTTTCGATTGTTCAACTGTTTCAAGACGAAGAAGAACGCGCAAATATGATAAAAATTGCCGAGATGCAAAAGGCTCTGGTAGCCGACGAAGCGAACAAGATGGAAACTATGGTTGAATGGAAAGCTCGTATTTTAGGCATATCATTAGATGATGCAATTTAAGTGCTTAGAATGCAGCAACGAATTTAATTCGGTACGGTCTCTTCACGCCCATTTGAAGAAACATAATTTTTCACTTGGCGACTACTACACTAAGCACTATCCGCGAAAGAATCTCTTAACTGGCACGCTCTTGCCATTTAAAAACTTAGAAACTTACTTTACCGAGGACTTTGACAACCGCGAGCAGCTACTTCGCTGGTGCGGTTTCGAAGAAGAGTCTGTTGTTAAAGAATATATAAAGAATTTACTAAAGCGACGCATAGAAGAAAAGGAATTGCGGTTTGCTCCTTGTCATTTGGAAATCGAAACGAGCACGCTACCGTCAATCGATATCTACAAGAAGTTTTTTGGATCTTACTCTGCCGTGTGCGAAGAGATCGGTTCTTCGCCAATGTTTCGCAAAAACTTACCAAAAGCTTTTTACGACGACTATTCGGACGTTTTGGTTTTCGTTGATACTCGCGAGCAGCAACCGCTGAAATTCAATAACGAGCGCGAAGTTAAGCTAGACTTCGGAGATTATACCGCTGGTGGCAGCGCGTATACAAAGACTTTCGTTGACCGAAAGTCAGAATCAGACTTTAAAGGAACGCTCGTTGGCGAGAATTTAGATCGCTTTCGTAGAGAGCTTGAGCGGTGCAGGCAAATCGATTCGTACTTATACATCGTTGTCGAGTCGAGTTTAGAGAAGATCGAAACAAATAATCCGTTCGGTGCACATAAGGCTAATCTAAAATTTATTTACCACAACATGCGTTTGCTCCAGCAAGAGTTTGCTGGTTACTGTCAATTTGTGTTTAGCGGCAATAGAAAAAATAGCACCGTTATCATCCCGAAGCTCTTAGCTATGGGGTCGAAGCTTTGGGAAGTTGACGTGCAATATTTTATAGACAAGGACTCATCATGGCTTGGATCGAAGGAAAACAAAAAAGAAAAAGCGTTTATCGAAACGTAAACCAGCAAATCCTTGATAAAAAAGGTTTTTTAGAAGAGCGAGACGCAAAAATCTTGCTTTATAAATTCCTGCGCGGCAATATATCTTTCTCATCAGAAATTATCTGTGGGGTTAAGTTATTTCCGTTTCAGCATCTCGCGATCAAAACGATGTTCGAAACGGACTATTCGATGATGGTATGGAGTCGCGGTTTGTCTAAGAGCTTCACATGCGCCGTATTCGCATCGCTCGACGCGATATTGAATCAAGGCGTACACATCGGCATCGTGAGTAAAACGTTTCGTCAGGCGAAGATGATTTTTCGCAAAATCGAGGAGATAGCAGAAAAGCCGAATGCGGCATTTCTAAAGCAGTGCATTACTAAAGTATCGAAGAGTTCCGACGAATGGACAATGGAAATTGGCCGTAGTAAAATTACTTGTTTGCCTCTTGGCGACGGTGAAAAGCTGCGCGGTTTCCGCTTTCACCGAATGATGATCGACGAGTTTTTGCTGATGCCCGATAGAATCTTTAACGAAGTTATCATTCCGTTCCTTTCGGTAGTGCAAAATCCCACTGAGCGCAAACAAGTTTACGATCTTGAAAGCGAACTTATTAAGCGCGGCGAAATGAAAGAAGAAGATCGCTTCATATGGCCTAACAATAAAATCATTGTTTTGTCGTCCGCTTCTTATCAGTTTGAGTATATGTATAAGCTTTACAAGCAATACGAATCGCTGATCATGCATCCCGAAAAAGAGGGCAAGGCTACTGCGAGCCGTGCGATTCTTCACTTCTCTTACGATATTGCGCCGCACGGTCTTTACGACGAAAGTTTGCTCGCTCAAGCGAAGGCAACGATGTCCGAGTCGCAGTTCCAGCGCGAGTTCGGTTCGCGCTTCGTCGATGACTCGTCTGGATATTTTAAACTCAGTAAAATGCACGAATGCACGATCAAAGTTGGCGAAGGTCAGTGCATCGAAGTTGGAGGAGAAAAAAATAGCGAATATATTTTAAGCTTCGATCCTTCTTGGTCCGAAAACGAAGCGTCCGACGATTTTGCAATGAACGTTATTAAGCTAGACAAGCACAACAAACGCGGGATTTTAGTTCACAACTACGCTTTGTCCGGTACGAACCTCAAAAAGCATATCGAGTATCTTCACTACTTGTTAACGAGCTTTAATATAGTTGCAATGTGCGGCGACTATAACGGAGGCGTTCAGTTTATTAATGCCGCTAATGAAAGCGAGCTTTTCAAGAATAACAAGATCGAGGTTAAGATGTTCGAAGCCGATTTTGATTCGCCCGAAACTTATCAAACTGAATTACGCAAAGCAAGATCAGTATATAATTTACGAGAGAATCGCATTTGTTATTTGCGCATTCCAACTAGTACTTGGATAAGATACGGCAACGAACTTTTACAATCGAATCTCGACCATAGAAAAATACTTTTCGCAGCCGAAGCGGTAGACAATGACTTTACGGCGCAAAAAAGCAAGTCGATTCCGGTCAAGAACTTAAAGTTCTATCGAGATCAAGAAGACTCGCAGGGGATCGAGGCCAAAATGGTCGATTTCGTTGACCATCAAGCCGATATGATCGAGTTGGTGAAAGCGCAGTGTTCTCTAATCATCCCAACAACAACTGCTAATGGACACCAAAGCTTCGATTTGCCGCCAGAACTAAAACGGCAGAATGGCGTAGAGAAAACTCGCAAGGACTCTTACGCCTGTTTAGTTTTAGGGAACTGGATGATGAAAATATATTACGATATGATGGAAGTTGAACTTACTCAAGCGCAAGCGACTTTCACACCATTTTTTGCTCGATAAAGTGAAAGTACTTTAATGTACTTTTTAAACTTTAAGTGTAACTTTTATTATAGGATATCAAATGGCACGCCAATATAATAAAAAGTCAGACTACTGGACGCGACTCAAGGCTCCTCAGTCACAAACTTCAGTTCCAATGTCTCAGCCATTAGTCGAACCGAGACTCCTTGGCGAGCCGTTCTATAAGGAAACTGCTATGGCGTCCTATTCGCGTAGCACAAACGGCGGCGAGAACGTTACAAAAACGCGCATTCCGCGCAACGGTACGCAAGAGATCATAGGTCGCTATTCTCTTATCTCGCAAGGTCTTCTGCCTTTCGAGTATACTAAAGATGGCGTCGATGTTCGCGACTCTATTATGCTTTGTCAAAAAGCTTACGCTAATGTAGCAGTCGTGCGCAATACTATCGACATTGCTACAGAGTTTGCGAACACTGATATTTATTTAGAGGGCGGTACGGAGCGCAGCCGCGAGTTTTTCACCAAGTGGTTCAATAAGATTAAGCTCTGGAAACTGAAAGATCAGTACTTTCGCGAATACTATCGCAGCGGAAATATCTTTCTTTATCGTATCGACGGCAAGTTCAACGCCGAAGACTTCCGTTTACTTTCTGGCTTGAGCGAAAGCGGCATCCAAAACAATAAAGTTCCGATTCGCTACGTTCTCATCAACCCTTACGAAGTTGTCGCTAAGATCTCAAGCTCTTTTGCTGAAGCCGTTTACGAAAAAGTGCTTTCCGAGTACGAACTCGAAAGACTGAAGAACCCCAAGAACGACGAAGATCTTGAGCTTCTCGCTGGCTTCCCGCCCGACGTTCAAGAGCAGATCAAGAAGAAGCAGTACTTCCGCGACGGCTTGAAGATGAAGCTCGATCCGACGTTCTTGATGTACTCGTTCTACAAGAAGCAAGACTACGAGCCATTTTCTATTCCTTTCGCTTATCCGGTGCTCGACGACATCAACGCAAAGATGGAACTGAAGAAAATCGACCAAGCTATCGCACGGACAGTCGAAAACGTTATTCTTCTTATCACGATGGGCGCAGAGCCTGACAAGGGAGGCATCAATCCGGCGAATATGAC